TGAAGATCCGGGCCTACTTCGGCGTCTGGGGTTGTGGCAAGACCACCGCCACCAAGGCTTACCTTCAAGGACTTGACCCCGACGTTCGCCGCCAGGCTCGAGTCATCTCTCACACCGAGTCTCTCCGAGCCCAAGCCAAGTCCGGGTTGGACTTTCCTGAACTTCGCGGTTTTAATTTCCCCACTTTGGCTTCCGCCATCACAGAACCCTGCTCCGGCCCTGTCATATTTGATGACGCCGGGAAGTTCTGGGGCGGGATGCTCGACCTGCTGATCTTGACCAACCCTATGCTCACAGAGGTGGTCGTCAACGGCGACCCTGCGCAGGGCATGGCTAAATTTCCGGTTGCTGGCACGCAGAGTGAGTATGATCTGTCACCTATCGCTTGCCTCGCGCCAATGGTCACTCGCTATGCCACAATCACTCACCGTGGATTCAAGATTCTCGCCGACACATTTGGTGTTCACACCACTAATCCTCTACCTGGTCACATCACTCATACAAATGAGCCTATGGCCGGGATCCCTGTGTGCACAGCCTCTCCGCGTTACGCTGGCGTCCTGGCAGCGGGCGGTCGTCAAGCCTACACTTATTCCTCCGTCCAGGGCGAGGACTTCAAAGAGGACATGGAAGTTGACATGACCGGCTTAGAGGGATCTGTAATGGACCGTTCAGCGTATGTCGCCTTGACGCGGTCCAGTACTGGCGTCTACGTTCACATGGACGCCATGGATCCCGATTCTCGCACCCGTTCATCTCCCACCGGAAGCGTTCTCATGAACGCCCTCATTTGCGCGGTCCGCTCTGGTGGAGCGGCAAGTCTCGCCACTCCTTCGTCTCTGGTCAAGTCGGCGTTCTACCGGCATTTGGAATGGAGCATGCCTTCCCTCCCTTGGTTCTCTCGCATCGGAGCTGACGTTGCCGCCTCCGAGTATCAATCCGTCTTTCCCGCAGTCGACTTCCACTCACTGCAAGACTCCTCTCCTGATGCCGGTCAAGTTGACGACCACATCGTTTCCGCAGGACCCCCGGTGGAGGAAATTTGCCGTGAGGTCCACTTTCATGCTAAGGAACATCGCGAGCTCCCGGGCGCCACGGGCGCCACCGACCAATTTAAGGAGACCGCCTTTGTCAACCCCCACGTTCACAAGCGGGCTGACACCACCACATATCTGCTCTCTGTCGCCAAGCGTTTGACCCCTCAGTCTGCCAATGCCAACGCCGAGCGCATGCTCCGGTGCCCGCGAAAGGATCTGTGTGACGAGTATGACCGGCTTGTGCCGCGACCTCCCATGTGGACCGCGTCCAAATTCGAGCAGTACTGTGAGCGCGCTGTCAACGAGTACGCTTCCAAGCGGAGTTATTCCGCAGTGATGTCCAAGCTCAAGGCCCATGATCCTTCACGCACTGCCAGTGACATCATCATTAGTCTTAAGAACCAGATCATCAAGAAGGATGAAAAGCGCAACAAGGTGGAAGCAATTCCCGGTCAACTAATCCACGAGTATGACATCATGCACACTCTTGCCGACGCTCCGTTCGCCTTGTTTTTGGAGGACGAGATCATTTCCTCCTTTCCTGACAATTTTCTCTTTTACAGGCGCATGAATCCCGACCAGTTCATTGCCGAGTATCAGAAGCGATGGCGCGTCAACAATGGCGTCCACACTTCAGACGTCACTCGTTGGGATGTCGGCTGCGACGGCGGTGTCCTGAACTTCGACGTCCACGTCATGCGCAGGTCTGGGTTTCCCGAGGACTACGTTCAGGCTTACATCGAGCGCCGGCTCAATTCTAGGAGCCGTCATGGCAACATGGCCACCATGCAGAACTCTGGCGACCGTTACACTTGGCCTCTCAACAGTGTTCGACGTGCCGTTGTTGCCTCCCTGATTAATCATGTCACGCCTGCCGACACTGTCGCCATCAACGGTGACGATGAAGCCATCGATCGGTATTGTGACTCCG